AGCGCGCCGACCCCGGCTCGTACACCGCCGGCCGCGACGAGCTACCGGCGTACGTGCTGACGGTGCAGGTGGCGCTGTGAGCCGCAAGGAAGCCCTGACCGTCGCCATCCGCATCGAGGGCGCGTACGAGACGCTGCGCGCGTTTCGTGGCCTGCCCAAGCAAGCCGGCGACCGGTTGCGGGACGCGTCGACGCGGCTCGCGCAGGCCCTGGCCGTCGACGTCGCCGCGGCCGGCCGTGCCGAGGGCGCGCAGGCCGCGCTGGTGGCCGCGACGGTGCGGGCCCGCCGGGACCGGGTGCCGGTGATCGTGGCCGGCGGGACAAAGCGGCTCGGGCACCGGCGTACGCCGGCCTTCAAGTTGCTGTTCGGCAGCGAGTTCGGGGCGTCGCAGTCCGGCGACTACGCGCTGCGGCAGTTCAAACCGCACCTCGGTAAGGGCTCGTACTGGATCTTCACGACGGTGGAGGACGGGGCGGCGCAGGCCCGCCTCGACCGCGAGTGGAACGCCGCGGCAGAGGCCATCGTCCGCGCTTTCGGGAAGGGATAAGGGATGTCGGTACACAACCGCCGGATCAAGCAGGTCGGATTCGCGCTCGGCGCGGACTCGTTCGCCTGTCAGGTCCAGACGTGGCAGATCGTCAACAACACCGAGGACGGCGACCGCCAATATGCGCAGTGCCCGGACGGTGAGTTCCGCGAGGAGACCGACGACGACTACGCCCTTGAGTTGACGTTCTTCGCCGACTGGCGCTCCGGCGGTGTCTCGGACTGGTTGTGGGACCACGACCGGGAACAGGTCACGGTCACGATCGATCACCACCCGGACATCCCTACCGAGCACGTGCAGTGGGTCGGCGTCGTGACCGTCAAGGCGCCGAACGTCGGTGGTGAGGCCCGCACGACGGAGATGACCGAAACCACCCTGCAGTACGTCGGCAAGCCGACCAAGACCCGCTTCTAGCCCGAGGAGATCTCGTGTCGTTGCAGACGAAGCTGGCCGCGACCGTCAAGGCCACCCACATCATCCCCCTCGATCTGGTTGCGGGACGCGCGGACCTCGCCGCGGTCGCGGCACTCGACCTGGCCGACGGGACCGGCGCCGGGCAGGCCGATCGGATGTTCTCCGATCGGCGCACGATCGCCGCGTCCGGCACCGATGACCTCGACCTCGCCGGCGCGCTGATCGACGCGTTCGGCGCGGTCATCACGCTCGCCCGGGTCAAGGCGCTCATGGTCAAGGCCGCCGCCGCGAACACCAACAACCTGGTGCTCGGCGGCGCCGCCAACGGCACCCAGTTCGCTACCTGGCTCGGCTCGGCCACCGACCGGATCGTGGTGCGCCCGGGCGGGTTCGCGTTCCTCGCCGCCGGCGATGCGGTCGGCTACGCGGTGACCCCGGCGACCGGCGACATGCTGCGGGTCGCCAACTCCGGCGCCGGCACGCCGGTGACGTACGACGTCGTGATCATCGGCGCGAGCGCGTAAACCCCGAAAGGACCCAGCATCCGTGTTCACGTTCCAAGTCACCCCGGACGGCGCCGGCGACGCCGGCCGGTTCGAGATCAAAGCGACCTCGCGTGATGTGTTCGCGTGGGAGCACACCGGCCGTGGCCGCAATCTGCAGGTGCTCAACGAGCAACTGTCGATGACGGCCATGTACGAGATCGCGCACATCGCCGGGCGGCGTCTCGGCCTGGTCGACGCACCGCTGGCCGAGTGGGTCCGCGGCCACGATCTCGACTTTGAGCAGGACGCCGAGCCGGACCCTACCCAGCCGGCTCCCTGAGCCGGACGTTGATCGCGCTCGCGCTGCATTCCGGCATCACCCCGGCAGCGTGGGCGGACATGGGCGAGCAGGCCATCGCGACCGCGCACGACGTGCTCGCCGAGCAGGACAAGGCCCACCGCCGCGGCGGCGGGCAGGGGGCCGTCGTCGACGGCGGCTGACAGACCAGCGGGGGAGGTGACCCGAGGTGGCGGGGACCAAGACGATCAAGGTCCGGTTCGACGGCGACAAGTCCGGACTGGACCGGGCGGCGAAAGCTTCCGAGGGCACCGTCTCGCGGTGGCGCGCCAGCGTGTCCAAGGGCGTCGCGTTGGCCGGGAAGATGGCCAGCGTCGCCGCGGCGATCTCGGGCGCGGTGATCGGCGGTGTGATGGGCGCCGCGCTCGCCTCGGCCCTGGCCGCCGGCGTCGTACTGGCGCTCGGCGGTGGCTTCCTCGCCGCCGGGATCGCCGGCGCCGCCAGCGATCCCGGCGTGAAGAAAGCATTCGGCGGGCTCGGCGCGCAGGCGAAATCCGCGCTGGGCGATTTCTCCGCCCCGTTTCGCGGGCCACTGATCCGCGCGGCCAAGACCTTCGGTGACGCACTGAAACGCATGCAACCGACAATCAACGCAGTCGGAAGGTTGCTGGCGCCGATCATCGACAAGCTTGCCCCGGCGCTGGCGCAGATGGCAGAGAATGCGCTACCCGGAATCGCCGCCGGAGCGTCGAAAAGTGTTCCGATCCTGGAAATGCTGATCGGTTTCCTGCCGCATATCGGAACCTGGATCGGGCAGCTGGTCACCAAGATCACCGAGTTTTCGACGTGGGCGGCCACCAACGCCGACACCATCCGGGCCTGGCTAGAGGTGCTGGTGCCGCTGGCCGCGATCTTCGGCGGGATCGTGCTGGGTATCAAGGCGTGGATCACCGTGCAGACCATCCTCAACGTGGTGATGTCGCTCAACCCGATCGGGCTGATCGTGATCGCGATCGCCGCGCTGATCGCGATCATCGTCCTGATCGCCACCAAAACCCAGTTCTTCCAGACCATCTGGGCGGCGGTGTGGGGCTTTTTCAAGATGATTGGCGCATGGTTCGCCGGGCCCTTTGCGGAATTCTTTGTCATGGTTTGGAACAAGATCGTTTCCGGGGCTAAATGGGTCTGGGATAAAGTGTCAGCCTATTTCGGTTTCTGGTTCGGAATGCTCGCCACGGTCAAGGGCTGGGTGACCGGGGCGAAAGATTGGGTGGTCGCGAAGTTCAATCAGGTAGTCGATTTCGTGCGGGCATTGCCGGACCGGATCGCCTCGGCCGCGTCGGGCATGTGGGATGGCGTCAAGAACGCGTTCCGCAGCGCCATCAACTGGATCATCGACCGGTGGAACGATCTTTCGTTCAGCTTGCCCAGCGTCGACATTCCCGGGCTGGGCAGCATCGGCGGGGGCACACTGTCCACGCCGAACATCGGCCGGCTCGCCTCCGGCGGGCACATGACCCCGGGCCGTACGTACCTGACCGGTGAGAACGGTATCGAGGCGATCACCGCCGGCCGCGCCGGCGGGTACGTGCACTCCGCCGGCGACACCGCGGCGATGATGGGCCCGCCCGAGGTGCACGTCTACATCGGCGACCGCGAGCTGAGCGACATCGTCGACGTGCGGATCACCAGCCGCGACCGGCAACTCAAGCGCCGCGCCGGCACCCGCGCCGGAGCGTCCGCGTGAGCGTCACCCTCGCCTACGATCCCGGCCTGGCCCGGGTGCGGGTCGCCGTCGACGCGCTGCCGGCCGCGACGGTGTACGTGCGGGTGGACCGCTCGGTCAACGGGGTGCAGTGGACAACGGTGCGCGGCGGTGACCGGCTCACCCCGGCCGCCGGCGCCGCCCGGGTCGACGACTACGAGTTTGCGCCCGGGGTGGCCACCACCTGGCGGGCCCGCGCGTACAGCGCGGTCGACGTCGTGCTCGGCACCCAGACCGCGGCCACCACCGCGGCCATCGACCGGGTGTGGCTCAAGAGCGTGGCCCGGCCGTACCTCAACCGCTCGATCGTCACCCAGCAGTACACACCGGTGCAGCGCAAGGCCCGCGCCGGCGTGTTCGACGTGCCCGGCCGATCCTTCCCGGTCGTGGTCAGCGACGTGGCCGGCTCGCGGCAGTGGACGCTGAGCGTGCTCACCAGCACCCCGGCCGAGGCGCACGCCCTGGAAGTGATGCTGGCGTCCGGCGACATCCTGCACGTGCAGGTCCCGGCCGGCGTCGACATCCCCGGCGGGTACGTCAGCGTCGGCGATGTCGAGCTGGCCCGGGTGTCGCGGCCCCTGCGCGACCCCCGCCGGCTGGTCTCGATCCCGATGACCGAGTGCGCGGCGCCCGGGCCGGATGTGGTCGGCTACACCGCGACGTGGGCCGGGCTGCTCGCCGCGTTCGGCAGCTGGACCGCGGTGCTGGCCGCGTTCCCGAGCTGGGCGGCGGTGCTGGAGTACGTGGCCGCCCCGGACACGGTGATCGTGCCGTGAGGCCCGTATCGGCGCGGTTCCTGCGCACCCTGACCGGCAGCCACACCGCCGTGTTCCGGGCCCGGATCGTCGCGCCCGGGCAGACCGGCGTCAACCCGGCCGGCACCCTCGTGCCGATCCTCGGCGGTGACGTGCAGCTCGACGGCGGCGCCGACATCCGCTCGACACTGGAGCTGACGGTGGACGGCGCCGGCGCCTGGCCCACCGCCAGCACGTCGTTGCTCACCCCGTACGGGGCCGAGGTGTTCGTCGAGCGCGGCATCTCCTACGGCGGCGGCGCCGCCGAGTACGTGTCCCTGGGCTACTTCCGGATCAACGACGTCGACCAGGACAACGCCCCGGACGGCCCGATCCGGATCGCCGGCGTCGACCGCATGGCCATGCTCATCGACGCGAAGCTGACCAGCGTCATCCAGTTCGCGCCGACCGTGACCTACGGCGCCGTCGTCGCCCAGCTGGTCACCGACGCCTACAGCACGGCGGTGATCGAGTGGGACGACCTGGCGGTGGCCGGCGACGCCATCGGGCGCACCGCAATCGCCGAGGCCGACCGGTACGCGTTCCTCAACGAGCTACTGACCGGGCTCGGGAAAATCTGGCACTTCGACCATCGCGGGGTACTGGTGATCCGCACCCCGCCCAGCCCGTCAGAACCGGCGTGGACCGTCGCCCGCGGCGCCGGCGGGGTGCTGGTATCCGCGTCCCGCTCGTTGTCGCGGGCGGGCGTGTACAACGGGGTGCTGGCCACCGGGGAAGCCCTCGACACCGAGGCACCCGCCCGGGGCCTGGCCGTCGACAACGACCCCGGCTCGCCGACGTACTGGGGCGGCCCGTTCGGCAAAATCCCGCGCGAGTACGCGAGCCCGCTGCTGACCACCGACAGCCAAGCCCAGCTGGCCGCCGCCACCATCCTGCGCCGCTCGCTCGGCCTGCCCTACAACCTGGACCTGACCGCGGTACCCAACCCGGCACTCGAGCCCGACGACGCGATCGCCGTGGGCATCACCGGCACCCCCACCACGAACCTGCCCCGGCAACTGGTCGGCGACTCGTTCTCCCGCACCGTCGTCGACGGCATGGGCCCCGGCGACAGCGGCGCCAACTGGTCGCTGACCTCGCCGACCGAATCGCAGGTCAACGGGGGCGTACTACGCAAGAGCATCGGCACCGCGAACACCGTGCACGTCGCCGTCAACGGCACCGGCGTAGGCCGCCAAGACTTCGACGCGTACGCCGACGTGCAGGTGCCGAACGCCGCGACCGGCGCGCCGCTGGTGTTCGGGGTCATCGCCCGCTACGCCAACGGCGGCGAGTACAACACGCTGCGCCTGGAATTCAACCCCGGCGGCACGGTCTCGGCGAAAATCGCCCGGCATTCGCTGATCCACGGGTACAGCGAACACGCCGTGCTCGCCGGCTTCAGCACCTACACGCCGGCGCAGTGGTGGACGGTGCGAGCCCGCTGCAAAGGCGCCGAATTCGCGCTCAAAGCGTGGCGGCGCGACACCGAACCACAACCGAAAGAATGGCTACTGATCGGCGACGACAACAACGTACGCGGCGCCGCATTCGGATTCTATTTCTGGCGGATCGACGGCAACACCAACGCGGCAGGCCCACACTGGCTGGTCGACAACTGG